GGGAGCGTTGCTTGGTAATACAAAGTCAGGAGTGTATTGATGTTCAATAGTATAAGGATAGGACGTTTCCTCGTATTCATAGTCAACGCCCAGTTGTACCAATAGATCAGCTACTTTCTCTTCAAGTCCTGATCGAAAGCCCATTAGAAGTCATCTTCTACTGAAGCTGGCGTAGTGTCAATAACTTTGACGTTAGGATCTTGTGTTTTAAATCCTGCTGTATTACCAAATAACTCAGCAGCTCCTACTTCGTCTAGATCTCCTACGTCTACACCTACCTCTGACTGAACACTTACAATCTGTACTCCAGATAACTTAAGTGATGTGCCATAGGTCATACCATCTTTTAGTATGTATGGTTTCTGAGTAAATCCAAGCTTAACTTTACTGCCTGAATATACTGGTGTAGTCTCGTCCTTGATTGGTGTACCTTCTGTATCTACTACAGGTGGACGTTTCTCTTCACTCCAAGAAAACTTGATAAGATACTTACCATCACTAACTTCTTCCCATGGTGTAGGTTTTAGTAGTGATCTCTTGGGGTTCTTTAATTTAGACTCTGCCCATTTTAGACATTCGTCTCTTTCAGTCTCTAGTTTGGAGATCATTTCTTCTCCAACTATGGCTTTCAATGAATAGCCAAACTTGCTTGGCTTTAACACGGACTGATAACCTTCAAGGGTTACAGGCTCGGGTGTTACGTGTATGTTTCTCATTAACAGAAAAAATATTGTGAATCAATTACAGCTTCCGGTTTAAGGTCGCCAATAATCGGTGGTCGTTCTTCAGCTCCTATTGCTAGGGCGAAGTCAGTTAAGGGTTCATGCTCTGCAAACAGAGTCATGTAAGTTTCGCGTACTAAATATGATAGTTTACACATATCAGTAGCTCTACATAATACACTGTCATGTATTAATGCAATCGGAAAGTTTGTAGATGCCGTAGCAATGTGAAGTAAAGAAGCATCTAGTGAGTGGATTAGATTAGGTGCAGTAGCATTCTTATGATGATTAAGGTCTACACCCGTCTCAGCTCCTGCTATATGCACCTCACATCTACCCATTAGTTGTGTTCTTATGATGGTTGACTTGTATTTCATAAGCTTTTGCTTGACATTGAAACCTGATGGTGTTGTCCATTTGATTTCATTTGCTCCAGCTTTGACAGCTCGTGCTATCTCTTTCTCAATCCATTTCATTACGTCCATAGCTCCCGGAACTACCAAATTCATGGCAGAACGTACAGCTTTTACGCATTCAGTCAACTCTTCTTTGTCTACATCTACACCTTTTTCTTTAAATGCGTCCCTGATGTATGACCTATTACTAAAAGGTTTAGCATTATAGGGTATTGTCATCACGCACCTTTTGGTCACTTTCCTGTCCCAGTAAGGCTTTAGCCGATCAGGGATTGCGTCCATGCTTTTTAATGCAATAACTGCATAAGCATCTTGGGGTTTATCACTCCCTATGACGTTTACCATACGAGCAGTAGACGCATCTTTGGCGAGACCAGCGAGAATCTGGAGACCACTACATGTAGCGTCTACAGCTACAGGCAGATGTGTGTGAAAGCGGTGTTCGTAGTACAACTCGTACCATTCGTTACACGCAGCCAAGAATAACCATGGCTCGTCAGCATTTTCCCAGTCAGCAATGTTACCGATAGGGTCACGCCATACACGCTCTACTAGATTTCTATTCTCATAGTCATCTATCCAGTCTAACCTCTCTTGCATGGTTGCTTTATCTAAACCATACGTAGTAGCGAGTTGGAACTTTATCCATTCCATACCCTTCTTAGTAATTTTAGCACCTTCATTGAAGATAATCAAACTTTTTCCAAAGTCAGTATCTTGAGGAGTCAATAGGTTGGGGATGGGATATGCTCTACCACGATAGTCAAAACTCCAAGGTATGTAATACACATCATTCTCAAACTCTCTCACCACTTCCATGGTCATACGAGTTCTACATGACTTACGTATTTCAGCAGCTTGTAAGTTTCTAGCTATTGTAGCTTCTTTTTTCCAACTCTTCCATACTTCCTTGCTCGCCTCTTCTGGAGGCTTGGGAGGTATAGTATGTTGGATAACAGGTCTGAATTTTCCTACGCTAATTCCTCTGTCTTCAAGCTCTCTCGCTACCTCTACTATGAAAGGGTTTAGCTTGTAAGAAACCTTCTGAATTTTGTTAATAAACTCGTAAGGTATTTCCCCCTGTATAAGCCCGTCATCGGTCTTACGAATTAAATTATAACAACGTGTTAAATCATTTAGATAATAACCGCCATCTTGGAGAGCGTGCCAATTACGTGGAGGGATACGCATAGGCTTAGCAAGTGGGCTAAATAGCTCTGCCATTCGCATAATTTCTTCATGTTGTTTTGCAAGTAATGGTGATGGTACAAATATTGAGATAGTTCTTCTACCTTTACGTATTAAATCCCTTTCAAACCAACCAGACACTTCCATCAAGCAGTCCATAAGAAATGTACCTACCTTGACTTTAGTGGCTCTATCCCAACGAACCCAAGGTGTAATAGATGTCTTGTGCATTAATGTTTGGATGCACTTACGTTTGTACTCTGTACCCTTTGATTGATGCCAGTAATTCTTTTTTAATGTAGCTAACAAGGCTGGTGCTTCCTTGTCATAGTACTCCATCTGGGCTTCAGCTTCAACTGCTGTACCTATAGCTATGGCTATCGTTGTTACATACTGTTTCGTTTGTTGTGGAGAAAATACATGATCAAATGCAACCTTAGTTACTAATAAAGCTTGTATTTCTGAGCTGCTGGGCAGGATATGTTTGTGAAAGATAGCGTAGTCTTTACCAGCTTGTGTTAAAAACTTCTCTTTTTTACTATTGATAAATGCAATAAGATCAGGCAATATTGAACTAACGCATGCTGAGCCATACACTGTTGCAGACGCATAAGTCTTTTCTTCTAACTTTTGTGTGTTAGATCTTAACTTATTTAATCCCCCTTGTATTTGTGTACGCTCGTAGTTCTGCTGATCTTCAATCTGTTGTTCTGTAAGCATTTGGGTGGTAGTTTAGTTGTCGTCTTTTACTTGCTCACGCATTATAGCAATGAGTTCGTCCTTGTGTGGGTGATTATCAACAAGAATTTTTAACTGTTGATACCTACGTTCAAATGTCTTTTTTGTCATTTGGATTATTGAAGTCAATGTTAAGTGGATTTGGAATCAGGTGATAGACACCTTCATCTGTTGCTAATGTTATGTGTGTATTTTTACCTATTTCTTTTTTTAGTTTCTGTTTTGTATGATACTCAGATTTATACGTGAACTCTTCAATCTTACCTGTGTCCTTGTTTTCTATCCTGACTATACCAAAGTGTGAGCTTGGTAACTGATACCCGTAAATCTTCCAATCTTTAAAATCTTCAAATGGCATCTCAGGAAAGTAACTAGCAGGGCATTGCCTGATAGCTTCCCAGTTGTTTGGGTAATACTTGCGTTTCATTTTAAATGTATTTGTGTAACGTCTAATAAACTGTAATCGTGTGCTACTACCCAGTCAAGAGCATAGTAAGCTGCATCTTCGTCATCTCCTGCCCAAGTAAATAGGTAAGATTTATCTTCGGGCTTACCCCTAATGCAATAGTCAATTTTGTAAATCATGGCAAATTTGGGGGTACCTATATATCACAAGTTGGAATACAGGCACCTTCTAGGCGATTCTGAGTGGACTTAATTGGCTTAAGTATGGTAAAATCCTCTTTATTGACCATTGTCTTACAATGTGAGCATGTCATGGCTACCCATGCAAGATGGTAGACAGACTGCACATAATGGCAATGTGGACACTGTAATGCGTCACCATGGTTGCGTGAGACACGTGTGTGTGAAGTGATTGGTTGGAAGCTTAACATATGAAGTGACCCTCGCATGAGAATTGCCAATGGAATGGATACATTGTACCGTATTCCTTTGCAACACGTTTGTCTATGATCTGTGCTATTGCGTCCCTGTCTTGGTATGTGAGACAGTCAGCAACGTTGATGTCCTTGGTACGGTGCATCTTTTTGTTATGTTCCTCTGCCTGTTGCATGAGGTCGTCGTATTCTGTCATAGGATAGGTTCTCCTTCGGGTGATAATGGTACAGTATAATCTATTGTAGGAGAATGGTCAAGAGTGTCATCAAGTGCAATGTTACCCATGATACCAGTTCTTAATGCTGACCAGAGTTTTTGCTCTGCATCCTTGGGATCGTCAGCTTCTACATGATAGTAGTCTCTGCATGTCTGTGTGACACGTATTTCGTAGTTAGTCATGCTGTTAGTGGATTAGGGTTGAATAGTTCGTCAGCTTCTTGAGCGTCCTTGATGTCCATGAGATCTATGTACTCTTGGTGTGATGTACTGATTTCTTGAAGTTTCTCAAATAGATCACGAGGTGAGCGGCTGTACATTGCGTCCTCGCCTAGTATAACATCGCATACGTTGACAACAAACCAGTGCTTGAGCATTGGGCTGTCCATAAGTGCTCCGTCCCTGTCATAGTCATCGACTGCACGTCTGTAATGGTGTACTTCCATGATGCCGTCCTTGTCTGGGTCGGGTATTGGTCCGAATTGAAAAGTCATAGTGGGTGAATGAACTGTTAGTAGTCTAATTGGTAATGGTTACATCTGTGGATATTTGTTACAATTCTTAATATGATGGGTCTCCGTCTGGTTCTGGGTAAGTTGGTACGTCCTTGCGGTTGGTCTTAGGTTTAGTCTGCGTCCCTGCGAATATGTGTGTGAATGATTGTGATGAGTGTGCGTCCATGTGTGTGATATGATTGTGATGTATGTGAAAAAAAATAAAAAGAAAAAGATCCCAGTCATAGCAAGGGATCTCGGGATTATTTAATTATATTTTTAAAAGTAACTTAACTACTTTTCATACTCAACACGTGTTGAAGTATAACCAGCCTCTGAATGTCTAACAATGTAACCCTTACTTATTAAGTTTGCATGGGTTAAGTCGTTGATATGACTGGTATCTGTGTTATCATCTTTGTAGATAACATATAGATGTTTCTTCAAGCGATTGCCTCCAATGATTGATTTACTTTTTTTGCTCTACTACCATGAGATAGAAAAGCAACAACACACTTACGGTTGGACTGTTGGCAAATACCGCAGTCCTTGCAATTAGTGTCGGATGTTTGAGCTGGACATACTAACACTCTTGTACCTGCTGGCGTCCTTGCTGGTACTGGTTGACTATTGTCAACAACACAAACAGCAGGGATACCGGCGGCTATCGCGTCGTCTGCCTGTGTCATACTCTCGCATGAGGCGTTGACTGTAAATCCATTGCGGTTACTGTATTTGATAGCCTCGAGGTTGTGGGTATGTAGCTGGTGGTGTGTGTAGGTGTAACCCTTGGCACCACTGGACTTGTTAGCATCGACCAATGACTTAAGTAAGTCAAGCCTGATATACTCACGTCCTTGAGCCTTGGTATAACCAAGGTCTCCGGCTTGGTTGTGACGCCATAGCTGACCCTTGTCTAACTTACTAACGTAAGTTGTGAGGTCATCCCAAGTACCACCACGTAGACCGTTGCTGACTTTTTTCCAGTGCCAAGAAACCGGACCGGATTTTGCGTAGCAACCGCCGGATTGTAGGTGTGGACAAGTGGTTGGACATGATGCCTCCTCGGTTGTGGTAACTGGCATACTGCCAGTCTTAGCATTGCTTGATTTTTTGGTGATGTGGACTAGCATGACAGGATGAAAGTTAGATGGATGATTAACCCTAAAGGGTTAGTGTGTCCTTGCGGAGTTGAACCG